AAAAACCGAATCATTCCAATGGGTTTTCTCGTTGAGTAGGTATTGCTCGCTGAGAATGTAGGTGTTCGAGTACGTTTCAGTTGATAAAGTGCTTGCGCCAGAATCTTTAAATGTTACCGTCACAGCTTCTGCCAGGTAACTAAAGAAAATGGCTTCTGCACCTGGGCAAGTCACAGTGATTGTTGCGGTTGCAGCGTCTGAAATGTAAGCCTGTTTTGGATAATTGTTTTCGACTTTGGCAATTGCATAATCACTGGCAAGCTGAGTCGCTGAACTCGTCACAGAAGTGATTAGGTTGGTGTAGATAATCTTCATTCTTTCCGTACAAAGTCGATTTCTGTTGGTCCGCTGATCGTGGTTTCCTCAGAATCAAAGCTATAAATAATGCTGGTAATGGTGATTGTGGCTTTGATTGATTGTTTTTCGTCAATGCAGATGATGCGATAACCTAAAAGGTAATTATCTTTAATGCCAAAAATTCGAGCCGTGCAGATTGGCGCGGATTCGCTTTGCAAAATGGCTCTTAAATATTCAATGACTTTCTCTTCAATCGTGCTGAGTGCGTCATAACCTTGTTCTTCCCCATAGCCTAGATTGGGGACTTCCACATATTTTGTTTCTTGCGCGAGTGTTACTGAGTCTGGATAAGGTGTGTTGAATTCATACTCGCTGAAAACCTTTTTAATTGGAAAGGCTGGCGCTAATTGCAATTGCAGCAGTTCAGGCGTTCTCACCGTTGCGGCTGCAACACCGGATTGAATCCGGTTAATGACTCGTAAAGTAGAGCCGCTAATTTGCAGTAACAGGTTTGCGGCTTTGGCAGTATCTGCCGCAAAGTCAATCAGTGGCTCGTTACGTGTAGTTGCTTGTGCCATAACTAGGGCGAATAAATTTCTACTTCTGAAGCTGTCGTGGCTACCGTCAGCGAGCGAATGGTCAACTGCCCATTGGTGTCAATCTCAACCGTTACCGTGAGGCGTACTTCAACAGGTGAATCGTTGACTTGCTCGTCGCTAATCGTGGTATCGGTGTTGTAGTTTACGCCTGCCATTTACGCATAACTCGTATCTAACGTTAGCCCAAGCTCAGTCGCCACATGACTGTAAAAACTCGAAAGCGTTGAACCTCGGTTGCTGATTCCTGAGATTGAAAGCACACCACCAGTGGTGGCAGCATTCAGCTTAATCACGGTTGAGGTTGGAGCAACGCCACTTCCACCTGAACCATTCCAGAACTCTGAACTGGTATTATCCGTTGAATAAATCAAAACCCCATCCTCGCGGATTTCGATTGGGTAACTGGAATTGTTTGTTTGCAAATCTGGATTGGCTACTTCGTCATCTCGTTTCTTAATCACTGGCGTGACATTCTTAACGATTCCCCAACTAAACGGAATTCTTAGCGGCACACCCACTCGGTGAGTATTTCCGTCACTGGTAAAGGTTCCGGTCGTACCATAGCCAGAAGTCACCGGAATAAAGTCTTTGTCTTGAAGCGTGAAGGTGTTTGAACCAGTTCGGACAACGTAATAATAGTTGTCTACTGCGACTGATTGATATTCGAGCAGCTCCCCGTACGAATCCATTTGCTCGAAAATCACAACCGTACCCGTCACAAAGCCATGATTCAAAGCCGTAATTGAAACTGGAACACCTGTTCCTGAACTGGTAACAGCTTCGACAAAAGCAAAATTTTCGGTCAAGGTGAATGGCCTTGCGCCTTTGGTGTATTCGGTATCTGTGAGCGCGAAGGTCAATTCGGTATCCGTCACGCTTTGCAAAAAGATATTGCCAGAAAATAAGTCACTTCCAGCCTCACCCCATTTCAAAGTCGTTGCATATAGCCCAGGTGCGGTGAGTAAGTCTTCATAGCGTTGAAGTGCGAATGGATGGCTTGCGTTTAAGTAGTCATTCGTCAGTGTGATATTACCGAACTTCACGCCAATTTTGCCGCTATCCTCAACTTGCCCCAATTCCAAGCTCGGCATTCTTTTGACAAAAGGCTGGTAAAAGTTCTGCCCAGCAAAGCCTCTGATTGAACCTCGGTAATCCGTACCATCAACCGTGATCGTGGCAAGTAACTGACTCATCAGATGTACCTAGCCGGAAGAAACTTGTCGCCTTGCCGTCTGGTTCTTTCTCTCAGCTCGCTTCTGAATTCTTCAATGCCAGCTTTTGTCTGGCCTGCCATATCCGTATAAACATTTACCTCGGTGTCATTCTCTCTGACGGCAACAATCAATTCAGCCAGTAAGCGTTTGACTTCTGGGTCACTCGTTGCGTTGATTGCGGCTGAATCGCCAGAGTTCAAGCGGTTCAGATTGCTCACGCCATATCTGCGGACGGTTTCAGGCGAGAGGATATATTCGCCAGGTGAAAGCATGGCTGGAATGGTGTCCATTGGGTCAACAAGTCCACCTCGTCTAAAGCCAATCTTTTGAATGCTTCCAACTAGTGAACTTAAATAGTCTTGTGCTAAATAATTGTATGCAGTTTGGGCATTGGCTAGCTGTTCAAAAACTACAAAGCGAGGTTGGTTATTTGCCTTGTTTAAGTAGTAAATGCCATACGGTTTTTCAGAATTTCCAGCATTGAGGTAAGAATACACCAAGTTGCTTGCTCCAATATCTCCTGAATAATCCGGTCCTTTATAAGTTGCGGCTGTTGTGCTGCCATACCAGAGAGTGCCTAATGAACTGATTGAAACCAAGTTTCCACCTTGTGCCGCTGTTTGAAATGCGCTCACTGTTGCAGCGTTTAACTGTTGAGTTGAAGCGTTAATTGATTGAATCAATCCGCTGATTGCAGAGTTAATTGCAGAACTTAACGAATTAAAAGAATTCGTTACAGAAGAAGTATTAAGGCTAACGGTTGGGGTAATGGTTCCCAAATAAGGCGTTCCAGCAGTGGCGGCTGGGGTAATGGTTCCAAAGTTCAGCCCAGAAGTGTTCACCGTGAACATGCTGGTGGACATCAAAATGCTTAGATCAATTTGCGAAAGGCTGTTTGAATCAATGCTGAAGTTACTGGCATTGAGGCTGATTGGTTTATTGACATTGGTCGTATCGACAACCAATAAGTCGTTTTCAATCACTAAAGGAATTTGGTAAACGGTAGTTAAAAACTTAACTTGCTGTTGAGCAAAAGCGAGTGTTGCTAGGTTTAATCCGCTAATCATGTCAGAAACTGCGGTTTGCAATTCTTCTGGTAAATCACCGAGCAAATCTTCTGCACCTGAACTCAGTGTGCTGGCGGCCTGAATCGGCATGTTAAAGCCTGTTTGCAGTCCTAGTCCGGTCAAGTCACCAAGCACACCTTCAAAAATGGTTGTGAAAGCTGTTGAGGACTTAAAAACGTTTCTGGCTGCGCTCAAGTATTCGTTGACGAATCCTTGCAGTGCTTTTATATCGTCTTCCGTTGCCTCTTGGTCAAAGGCGTTTTCTAGTAGGCTTTCGTAGTTACTTTGAGCTTGAGCGAATTGCTCTTGTGGTCCCAATGGAGAAAAGTCTGAAAATAGCAGTTCCTGAACTTGGTCAAAGAGTCCTTGCACCAAGTCATTGATTTTTTCAATCGTGCGCTCAAAATCTGACAACAAGGCTTGCAAGCCGGATTCGACGTTTTGCAGTGCCAGAAGTCGCTGTTCTCTTTCAAGTGCTGCCAGTTGTTTATTTTTGAGTTCAAGCGTTTTGGCTTCTGCTTTGTTTGCGGCATTCAGCAACTGAGTCCTTAAATCCTCATCATCTATTAAGTCCGCCAAGGCTTTTTGCTGTTCGATAGTCGCAATTGACTCTTGGTATCGAAACTCAATCTGCTCTTCAATGCTCATGTTCTGAAAATCAATGGCGTCAATCTGGTCTTGTGCGGATTGGGTCAAATCATTTAAGGCGTTCAGTGGTTCTTGAATATAGGCTTCAATCAATCCTTGAATAACAATCTTCGATTTTTCTTCTGTCTCAGCAATCTTCTGATTTACTTTTTTTATTTCCTTACCTATTTGATTCATAAGATAAGGAGCAGATGAAGCTGCTGCTAGTGTTTTGAAATTGATTTCTTGCACAGCTTCCAGGCTAGAAACTGCCTCTTCAGTGTTTTGCGTTATTCGGTTGATAACTTCGGTCAGTCCCAAATCTGGAATCAAGTCAGCTAGTTCGTCAATCTTTGGTTGCAGTTGATCCCTCGTTGACGGACTGTCTGCAATGTTTTCAAAAATCGAATCGGCTTGAGCAAATGCTTTTTGCTGATTGGTTGGTCCTCCTGGCCTTGAACTGCTGAAAGCTGCTTCTAAGTCTCTGGCAAGTCCACCTCCAAAAATATAACCATTTGGGCCAAGTCCAACCGTGTCAAGCAAGTTTTCTGCGGCATTTGTTGCGTTCTCAATTAAAGCACCTATCAAGCGATTGATTGCACTTATTAAATCGCCAAGTAAATCAATGAATGGGTCAAGCACATCAAACAGAAGTTCAAAGCTTGAGTCGATGGCTTTGGCAACCTTTTCGTTGCTGAGAATCAGCTTGGCTGCGGCTTCTTCAACCGTTTTAGACTGAGCTATATTGGTAGCGCGGCTGGCGTTTGGACCTGCGCCAGAAACACCGGAAACAATCGCTCCTGCGGTTCTTTCTGCTTCTTCGTTCAGTTGTCCCTGAAGTAAAAGCTGCGTTTTCAATTCAGCAGTGACTTCTTCGAGGTATGTCAACTCTCTGGCTTTCGGGAAAAGGCTTTCTTCGTAAAGTCTATTTTTGTCTTCTGTCAAAGCGTTGATTTCTGTGACTCGTCGAAACTCTTCTTCTAGTCCTTGCGTAAAACGGTCTTGCTGCTCTTCGGTCAGTTGTCCCATTTCTGTGCGAATTCGGAACTCTTCTTCTAGTGCTTCTGTGAATCGGTCTTGTTGTTCTTGAGAAATCTTTCCTGTGAAATCGGTGTATTCAATCTCTTTGACTTCTTCGATTTTTTCTTTCAGCTTCTCAACTGATGAAGCAGCATTTGCTGCTTCAAGGTTTACATTGCCCAGTTGCTCTTCTGTCTTTATCAGTGTTCCAGAATCAATCTGATTCTGAAGTCCTCTGAATTCTCCGGCTACACCTTCGAGTTCTGCCTTGTATTGCGTCCATAAATCTGCACTTTTGCGGTAATTTTCAGCTAGTTCAAAAGCGGAATCTCTTTCAAACTTTAGCGCGGACTCTTGCGCTTCGGTTGAAGTCGCAATAGGCGCAACATCTCCGTCCATGCCAATAGCATTTGCGGCACTGTTGTAGTAGCCAATGATTTTGTTGATTTGATTGATGAAAAAGTTGTCTACCTTTTCAAAAAAGCTGAACATATTGGCAATCATGCCAATGAAGAAATCTCGAACGTGTAGAGTGAGGCGTTCAATCTGAAGAGCGGCATTTTGCGTTTCGTATTGAGCAGCAACCGAAAGAAAGCCAAAGCCAGCCTGAATGTAGTTGAGTGTGGTGACGATTGGGTTAGACTCGCCACCTGTGAAAATGCTGAATGCGTCACGCAATGGCTTGGTCAGGTTGATCGCAAGCTGCTTGAGCTTGTCAAAGGCAATTCCAAGAATTTTGATGCCTTCAGCAAAGTCTCGAACGATTCCGTCAGACTTGTCGAATTCACCAGCTAGGTCTGTCATGACCTTTGCGGTTCCGCTAAAGATTCCGGTTGATTCTTCTACCTTTCCAATCAGAAGCGTGAAGCTGTTGCTAATTCGGGTGAGCGAAGTCGCAATCGTGTCTTGTGCTGCGCCAAACTGTTCGTTGATGGCTTCAGCAGAGCCAAGAATTGCGTCTTTGAATAACTGATTCGTCAGGTTGCCGTCTGTCACAAACTTCTTCAGACTTCCAGCCGTAAGTCCAAGTTGCTTCTCAACTTCCTTCAGCAGATTGGGCATTCCATCAATGAGAGAGTTGAACTCTTCGGCCTGAACCTTTGGCGAGTTTAAGGCTTGTGCCAGTTGAAGCAATGCGCCAGAAGCCTCTGTGCTACTGGTTCCGGCTGCGGCTAAAGACTTGGCGACAATTTCAGTAATGCGGATGGTTTCGGCTTGGCTTGAACCTAGCTGGTCAGCGGCAACACGAAGGCGAGCGTAAAGCTTGGTGGTGTCCTCAATTGCCGTTCCGGTAGTCTGTGAGACTCGGTATAACTCTTTCTGAACCGCTGCGGCTTCAGCGGCTGAGTTCGTTGCAATGCGGATTTGATTGGCGAAATTCGTAAAAGTGTCAGCGGCTTGTGCAATCTGTTGAACGCTGATGGCAGCAACCAAAGCAGAAGCGGCATTCTTCGCAGACTTGAAAGCCGATTCCATTTTTCTGGTTGAGTTCGCCACTCGGTCCATTGCACTTGAAGACTTTTTGAGTTCGCCTTCGAGCTTGCCCAAACGATTAATGGCGTCACGAATCTCTAATTCAATTTCAATGGTAGAGGCTGCGTTTGCCATTATCGTTTTCTTCTAGGCTTTGGGGTAGGTCGAGCGGTTGTAGACTTTTTCTTCTGCAAGTCTCGTTTGCGCTCGTTCTCTTTCTTTCTGTGGCTAGTGACTTCTCGGTCAATCGTCACCAGTGCATTGTAGACTTCAACCGTGTTGATTTCTGCTCTTCTCAGGTAGCAATCAATCGCTTCTTCTCGAAGAAAACCAATATCAAAACCTAAGTCTCTGCCTGTGGTGTCCAAGTCTCGAAAGGCTTGAACCGCTGCCAGGTTTCTTTCGGTCAGCGTCAAATTGTTTGGACATACCTGACAAGGCGGCTCTTCGTCTTCGTTCCAGACATTTTCCGCTGATTTGCAACACCAAACGGCTTGGTATCTGTCGCCTTCCTGAATGCCATGCTCTTGCGAGTCACCTAGATAAGTTGCTCTTTCAAGAACCAGATCTAGGTAGCTTTTTAATTTCCCTCTTCGTCATCGACTTTCGCCTGAGCCAAACGCATCAACTTTAGACTGACGTGAGTAGCCATCTTGTTCAGAGCAGCGTCTTCTCCAACAAAAAGACTTTTGTTCTCAACACTACAATCTTCATCGAATGACCAGGACTGCACACAAGGCACAAAAAGCTTTCGAGCAAACATAAGAGAATCAATCGTTTGCTTGCCTTTTTGCGTCTTCGTGGCTGCGTTGAGTGCCTCAGTCAACAATCGCTGATGAGGCAAAACGCATTGAAAAGTAGCTTCTAGGTCCAGCTCGTCATCATTGAAATCAATCGTGACTTCATTGGCTTTCTGGACGTCAAAAATGGAAGGCATGGGTTGTTACTTATAGATTAATGAGAAAGCGGCTGCGTCTGTGGCAGAAGAGCCTTGAGTTAAGGCAAAGTCTACACTTGCGGCTGCGGCTCCGTCCTGCTCTGTCCCACTAATCGAAACGCGAGCGGATGGAATGACGATTTGCACAATACTTCCTGCCGTGTCACCTACTTGAACGCCAATGGCGATTTGTTCCAATCGAGCAAACTGCTCGAAGCGATACGCTTGCGCTGGCCTCATGACAAAATCGAAGCTTCCGGTGACGGTAATATCGTTGCTGACATATGCAGCGGCTGGGTACTTGTCGCCCGTCATTTCTGCCAAGCCTGGGTCGCCAAGATTCTTGCTGACGCTCATTGAGAAGCCAGTGGCTAAAAACTCGTTAGCTGAAGCAATCAAGCTTCCGGCTGCGGTGTTTTGTGCTGCAAGATAAACTTGAGCGGCTGAAGTGGCGATTGGCTCATAAGTGCTGAGAGTCGCGGCTGGCAAGTGCGGTACTAGGTAGTCAGTCGCGGATACTGTGAAAGAGTCGCCAGAAGCGGCTTGCACTCCAACCGTTGCGGCTGTTGTGCTTGGTGAACTGATGGTTGCAGCTCCGCCAGTGTTCACCTGTGAATCTGAACTGTCGTAAATGTCCACCAGTTGCCCAGCAAAGAAATAATCGGCAGCTACTGCATTGCTGGCAGGATCTAAGGTCACGGTTGCAGGCGAGGAATCAGTCACAGAAACGTCTGTGCCTGTGGCGTTAACAGGTCCAGAGTAGCGAATTCGGCTTGCTCGGCAGTTTGCGTTCATCGTAAACACTCCGTCGCGCGTAATGTCTACAGAGAAACCTTCGACAACGGTTCCGTTCGCCACATAGAGTTTGTAGGTATCGACCAACTGCGACACTTGGAAGGTGTTACTAACTCGGCTGAAGCTGTAAGTGTTTGATACTCCAGCAGAAGTGGTCAGTGTTCCAAAAGTCTTTTGCAGCAAAGTATCTTCGGCTGGGACGGTTCCGGCTGTTCCAGAAGGTTTGACTAGAAACGGAATATCAAAGGTTGCTCGCTCGGCATAGTTTACGAAACTTCTGTTCTGAAGAAGTCTTGTGCCGACTTCGGAAATGTCAGAAGTGTTGAACGTCTGCGATAGCGCCAAAGGTTCGGTTGTGGTGAATCCGTCAGAAGCAGAAACTGCGACATAACTGCCAGCAGTGCTTTCGGTTGTGATGTACGGCTGAGAACTTCTTAACCGTAAATAACGATCTGGAATTGCCATTTGCGTCTCCTTTTATTCGACGTCGTTTTCAGTAGTACGGTAAAGAATCTCATACCGTAGCGTGGCTATGAAAAACTCACTTTCAGCAGACGCTTGCCGGATCTGCGTATCGGTGATTCGTGAATCTATTGCCAAATTATTCAGCGTTTGGTCGTTTGCCATTGCTTCCTCGACTTCAACGGTCACTTGGTCCAGTGTGCTTTCTGCGCTGTTGCCTTTGGCTACTGCTTCAATTGATAAATCGAGTGTTCGTTGTTGCCTGTTCTGAATGCCAATCTCTAAGCGTTGAATGCTTTCAGAATTTGCGTAAATCAGCAGTCCAGGCAAATCACTGGTTGCGATTGGATAAGTTCTTGAGAGAAAGACATTTGAACCTGTTGTCGCTAGTCCGGTCAGAACCGTTTGGATTCTTGCTTTGATTTGCGCTCGCTTGTGACTCATCAAATACTCAACATGATTTGCGTCATGCCTGTGCCGTCCGGCTGAATCCCTCGAACCGTGTAGCTCGTTGAACTGATTGTGAGCGAATCCCCATGCGCCAAGCTGGAAACGTCAGCGGTTCTTGCCAGCAGTGTTGGCTCTGAGCTTTCGACTTCGCTTTCATCGACATCAACCGCGAGAAAGTCATTGTCAAAAATCCCTGTGAATGTGCTTGCGTCCGCCTTGGTCACGGTTGAGCCGTAGTCTGCGAGCATGGCAGTTCGATCAGCAGCAGTTTCAACGCTCATTTGGCTTTAGGCTTTCGAGCGGTTTTAGTAGTTCGAGTGGTCACTGGTGGCGCTTCTGCTTCGTCCAAGCCTTTGGCCCGATTCTCATAAACAATCGCTTTGCCCATGCCAATCAGTTGATTTGCTTCTTTTGGGTCAACGCTGATGACTTGGCCCACTCGAACAGGTCCACCGTTTGCCACGGTTCCTCTGACGATTTCAATCTTCATTGGAATATCCTTTGAAGTCGTTCGTTGTACACAATCACTCTTGCTGGATTCTTCATTAAATCTCTCGCCTCGATCCACTTACCTTGTTGATCTTCTTGGACTCTGGTTGGTCGTTTGTCTAAATCCCATTGATGCCAGTATCGACGGTTGCCCGTGTAAAAATCGACACCACAGATATGAATTTCTGAGTAGCCCAAATAATCTGCGGTCCAAAGTGCTTCTGGTCCACTGAGCCTGATGAATGGGACAATTCCGCCATGAATATCTTTGTCTCTCAGGTTCTTTGGTTCATGGTGAATAATCGCTGGCGTTTCGTATTCCTGAAGGTGTTTGACCATCCGAACGTCATGCGCATAACACCAAGCCAGCTCGCCAAGAAAAAGTAAGCCGTGATTATTGACTGCGGCTAAGTCGTAAGCTTTTGAACCAATCTGCGCCTTGGCTTGCGCCAAATCGGAAGGCGCAGAAGGTCCGCCACAAAGTAAGATACAAGGTCGAGCAGCACCCCAACCTTGTAACTCATCTAGCTGATACACTTAGGCAACGGTCACATCCTGTGCTGCCGCGAAGCTTTCAGCGTGAGCAACCGCAATATCCATATCTTGATAAAAATACAGATTTGTCGTTGCTGTTCCTGCTGAACCGTATGGGTCCACCAGTACGTCAAGTGCTGAGAAGAAACCGACATACAAGTCAGCGAAGTTCCCAAAGATCAGCGAGTACGGTGAACTTGAAGGTGCTTGGGTTGTCTGCACCACTGGATAACCCATCATGCTGTCAGGCCCAGACATGATCATTCGACTGTCTGTGCTAGCAGCCACCAGTGTCTGCATCAGTTTCCCAACTACTGCCGGATGTGTTACCCATCGCAGGTTCCCAAGCAGAGCGTTGTCTTGTGAAACCTCGGTCATAATATCAACGACATTGCCGTAAGTCAGATTGGCGTTGCCAGAGGTTCCACCGGAAGAAACGTCGCCAATCCCAGCAGTTCCAAGGATTCCGGTTGGTTCGTTAGATCCGCCACCTTTGAGCGCAACGTTGTCGATTTTTGCCGCGAAAATTCGGACCATGTTGTTGCGAATCAACTGCTCAACGGATGGGTCAGACTGAATCATCAACTCGCGAGTCACGGCAACTTTGTTAGCCAGAAGCTTTGGGCTCATGGTGACTTGAGCAAAGTCAGGCTCGTTGTTTCCAACTGAACCGCCTTCCGCAATGAAAGCCGCTGCGGTGCTGGTTGAAATCTTGGGGATCGCAACATTTCCTTGCAGTCCGTTCAGGACGGTTGCGCCTACTTGTCCAAGAATAGACGTTGAAATCAGCGCATCAATGAATCGGTCACCTCGGTAGTCCTCTGGAACGATATTTGAGCCTGCGCCAAAAGTTGCTCCGGCTGCGGTTGATACCGTTCGGGTCTGCCAGCCAAAGTCAGGAACAAAGAAGCCTTTTGGTTGTCGGCTTTGCTTCTTTGCTAGCTCCTTGCTGACTTCCAATTCAAATCCGGCCTTGCTCCAATCCTTTGCATCTGCGGCTTGAATGGCTCTTACCAAGCTATAGTTGCGCTTTTCTTTCATTGAGGCGTCAACGCTGAAGTCGATTGGCTTGCTGGTCTTCTTCTCTAAAAGCATGGCTTGAAATTCAGCTAGGCTTTTCTCTTCCTGAAGTGCGCGAAACGCTAGGTCATACTCGTTGTGCCGCTTACCAAGTTCGAGAATCTGGCTGGATTGGTTTCGGTACTCTTTCAACTGGTCTTCTTGTTGCCGTGTGTTTACCGGCTCTTGAACTACTTCTGCGCTCATTGTTTTCTCCTGAATTGCAGAATTGTCATTACCGGAAATTTCCGGCTTGGATCTGCCTACCCCAACAGTGGAGTCAGCAGGAATGGAAACCATGCTCACTTCGAGCGGTTTAAACATATTGACTCTGTAGAGAGGCTTGTCTTTATAGCCGGCCTCGTCTTTCGTCATGCCTTGAATCTGGTAGCCAATCGAAACGTTGCCACGGATGCCATCGACTACGTCACGATAAACTTCCTCCGCCATTGCGTTTTTGCTGAACCTTACTTGCGCTCTGAGTTTGTCGTTGTCCACATACGCCTTTTCAACCACTCCAATCTGCTGCCTTGCGTCATGGTCCAAAAGCAGTGGAGCCTTGCCTGAAGACATGAATTCCATATCCACACTTCCGGCATTGTGTTCTAAAACTTCATAGCCGAATTCACGCTCAACCGGATTCGTTGAAG